ACTTTTGTACTGATTGTGGCGGAGAGCGCCCGTGTTCGAAAGTCTGTAGCTATAGACATCGGAATGACCCTTGTACGCGCCGCGGTTCCGGATCTTTATTACATCACAGGCACACTCACACCTGAGGGCCTTGTGAAACATATGAACAGAGTAAAGGTCAACACGAATGAAGTGGGCAAAGCGCGCGTGCAATATGACAGTCATGTTCTCATACACGCTGACGAATTGGCAGAGTTGTTCGGGTATGATCGACAGCGTGCCTCCAAATTGACAATTCTACTTACTAAGATTTACGGCTCGCAAAGAGAGCACATGCACACACTCGCCTCGGAGGGGCAAATACTATTAAGAAATCTATATCCAACACTACTCGCAGCAACCGATCCCCGGAATTTGAAGGTTCTACCAGAGGAGGCCGTTGCGGGCCTCATTGGAAGACTAATTTTCGTAACCGCCAGAGACAGACGCCATGTAGTAGCGTGGCCACAACCAGGAGAACATGAGCAGGAACTCTACGAGACGCTCGTAGAAGATTTATTTGAAATTAGCCAACTTCGAGGTGAGATTGTACCAACAGCAGACGCACGTGCGTTTTTCAAGGATTGGTACGTTGGCCGCGCAGACACAAAGATCGAAGACCCGCGTATCGACGCTTTCAATGAACGATGCCATGACACTACTCTAAAGTTAGCCACAATTTTCGCACTTGCCGCAGGCGACACGCTTATCGTAACGCTTGACCAAATGAAGCGTGGGATCGAATACGTCGAGCGACAAATACCAGAATTCTCCCATGTCATGAATTGGGCGGCTTCCTCTACTTACGCCCAGAACAGAGCCAAGTTTATTGACATGTTAAGACGTCAGGGAGGCGTAGGTATGCGTCGCCAGGCTCTGAAGATGATGGTGCTACCGCTGGAAGAGATCCTCGTGCTCGAGAACTCTCTCGAGCACGAAGGAACGATCACGACGCGAGTTACGGGAAATAACGTCTTCTACAAATTATCGAAAGATGAGCTCCTCAAAGAATAATTACTTTGGGGGAGCGTTTTGGATCACCACTTTACACTGATCATCTACCGTAACCGTGCCAGCGATCATTACGCTCTTATCTACGCCAACGTGGACAACAATGCCCCTACCATACGGAGTGTTCATTGTCGCACACGTCGCTGCAATGCTCTTGTCTTTCACCCACTCTTTGATTTGTTCAGCTGACATCTTCGAAGGGTCTATGGGTAGTGAAACACAACCTGAAAGAATGCTACTTGTTAGGAGAATTATTAGAAGACGCATTGGTTCCTCCTGTGTCGGTAGCACGACGTACCTCGGAACGTGAGCCAAACCAGAAAGCCATCACCATGCCTACGACAGTGGTGAAGTTCCCACCATCGATAAGGCCCCGAAAGAAGCCTATCGAGAAAGCTACAGCAAAAATCAGTGTGACCGCGGCGCGTGTGAATGCTGGAACGGTTATCTCTACTACACTGATTGGCAACATGTTCACCCCCCATATAACCATACAACATTTTGCATCTTCGTTGGTGAGATGTCCAAATGTACAAACGTCTTACCAACGCCCATTCGGTGAAAACCAGCACGCGGCGCGTATTTGATCATACGCCAACGTTCCCCACTTGTGCCGCAAGCGACATCTACTGCCTCACCTGCAAGATGCTCGCTGTCCTTAATACCCCCTTCGTGGTCATTCCAAAACGCACACCGTAAACCCGACGTTATGATGAGCGGTACTTTCAACAAGTCACGAAGAATATCTAGTCTGTCGAGTAGTTCAAGATGGACCACTGTCATAGCGTCACATTCAACGCGCTTACACTTACATGTGAACTCTTCAGATTTAAAATATCTGCTCATGGGGCGGCCCCAGGAGAAAGTTGTCGTTCAAGACGTTGCCGCGTAGTACCCTTCGGCGGCAACTTCTCGATCACGCTCTTGATTCTCTTCCTTCTATGTTCAGTCTTAAGGACCTCACTCTCCATTTCTAGTCGTGCTTCAGCTCGTTGTCTAAACTGTGCCCAACGCGCCTGGATCATTTCTTGTTTCGTCACATCACTTTGCCGTTTGTAAATATCACTTTTGACAAGTGCATTCAAAGAATCCGTCAACTTGCCATGAGCATCCTTCACAATTTGGGTCATCAAAACCTCAAGACGATCCAAATCTGGTGCTCCGAGGCGCACGCCCGGCGCCGTTGGTCTTTCAGATATCCCGATGTTCGCAGGTTGTGGCCTACCAAGCCATTCATCTAGGGGCTCCAACCCCGCACCGTTCAAACGAAGAATTTCTGCTGCCCACGGATCGGGTTGCTCGGGTTTTGTGGTGAACGGGTTGAATGGCCACACATCATTAAGAAGTGGCGTGCCGGTGAACATATTCCGCCGTGTCTTAATTGTGCTCTCTGGCCCCGTACCAAAACCCATCTTATATGAGTCAATGAGAGCCCGGAACTCGCGAAAAATCGCGGCGCTCGGGCTTTTGTCTTCGTCAAATTCCTTTGTGAGAAGCACTTTCTTCTGTTCGCCCTCAGCACTTGTCAGTTCCTTAACCGCCGCGGGCATAAACACCGTAAGACGTCGTCGGATGAATTCCAGAGATTTCTCATACTGAGAGTCCGTACGCCCTTCCTTCGCTACACTAGCAAACTCACTTACGGCTTGCATGAATTGTGTAATGTTGATGTTNTTNCTAATGGCGAGAGACCCTGCTGTCAACAAACGNTCGGCGTCATACTCAGGCAGTTGCCCAAGAAGATAAGCAAGGTCGGNGCCTGTTGAGATCCATTGTGTTAGGGGCTCCATACCTTTGTAAGAACGCCACTTCTCCATCAAGGGGTCCCAGAAAGATTGCGGTGGACGTCCAGNCTGTTCAAGTACAAGGCGCTCGGGNTGTTCATCAGGCATGCTACCAGTGGNGAGTCCCTGCATCGCGAGCCACACAAAACTACCAATTACCATTGTGCCTGTAGCAAGGCGCGCTTCGGCTACCGCACGTGTTGTTCCACCAGCGGCCCAGTCTCGTCTGAGCGTTGCTGAGAGTAGATTCAATCCAGGGGTGTATGATGCGCCAATGTCCATGAGACGCACAGGTGTGCGGACAAATGGAAGTACAAACAAGCGATAACCCAGATTTAGCCACGGGTCTGTGGGCCCCGCCTGGAGAGCGGCAAGAATCCCACTTTCAAGCTGACGCGTAAATGTCATGTTATCTCTATGTTCTCTGATACGCACACGTGCTTCTGGCGGGAGTTGGCTATAGTCACGAACAAGATTAGCTACGCGATTCCAGTAAGGCTCACCTGTGAATCCCTCAGCACGTGCTTGTTGCATTGACTCCCACTGAATTGCCATACGACTATGTACGGCTTTCGCCATGCCATCTGTACGCATCATGATCTCGGGAGCAAGACCATAGGCTTTGTGAAGGAAGTCAAAACCTTTCGAGAGTGCTGGTACGGCACTCGTGATATCAGCAAGAGCCTCGAAGCCACGGGGCATAATCTCAATATGCGTCGAGCCCATTTGCGTTGCCTGTTCGCCAAGGGCAGTCCACTTATTCAACAAACGAATTTGCTCAAGTATGCCTTCCGCCATTGCCGCTACGCCCATCGGACCCTCAGACAGCATTGGTCGGTTTGGGTTCCAGAATCCCAGAGAGGCAAGACTCCTATCAAGAACTGAGACGGGCAACATAACAGCATTGCCCACAGCATTTTTCACAAGGGCCTTGCCAAAGAGCATACTACCATACATCGTCTCTGTAAGGGCTTCTCCCGAGGCGAAATAGAGACGCGTTGCAAGCCCCACCTCCTCGATACTCTTAGAAGCGAGCAGCATCTCGGCAATGTCCTTCTCACTCGTGGTAGGGTCCCATTCTTTTGCGAGCTTTTTGATTCGTGCGGTCGCTGCGTGCACACGCTCAAGACCACGACCAGATATGGCACCCATCCTACGACTCACGTGAGTCAGGTTATCGTGTAACGTTTGTGCAAGTGCGAGTGTTTCACGAAGCGTGCCTTCAGGAATCGTTTCGTCCGCCCTAAGACGCTCACTTAGATCACGGACTCGCTCCCACAAACCCATTTCGATTTGCTTGCCACCTTTAAGCTCTGCTGCTGTAAGTACGTCAGTTTCCTCAAGAGTGAGAATTTTATCGACAAGCGCCCGCTCCCCTGTGCCCTCGATGAGAGCTCGTGTCGCAACTGTTGCATCACGCGGCGCGCTCGGTACTTTCGGATTTTGTGTGTCGAGCAAAGGTGCGATCTTTGGGTCCTGCCTAAAGGCAGTGACAAGGCGCTGCGCGATCTTTTTCGAGGCCGCACCAAGGAAGAGACCCCCCAGTGCAAACGCTACCCGTTCCTCAGGCGTATCGCCCTGAGTACCGCCAATAGCGGCACCGACAGACATGCGAGCGAGCATTCCAAGGTCAACACGACCAACCTCGCCTCCCTCTCCCTTAGCGGTTTCAATTGTCTCTTTCCCCACTTTTGCAAGTCTTTCGAGCACACTCTCTCTTTGCGTTTTGTATCGTTTTCCCTTCTTTATGGGTACTTCCGGGACCGCCTCTTTCGGCTCTATCTTTGGCATTTCGACACGCGGTGCCTCGAACTTCGCATCTTTTTCTAACGTGCGTGTTGCTTCATTTACAACTTTTCGATATTCGAAAGCCATCTTCGCGGCTGTTGGAAGATCAACACCAAAGATATCTGCAATCGCGCCCCAACCGGGATCAGTCTCTATCCCCTTCGCTTTCATACGTTCGCGCCCGGGAGCCTGATAGAGATTTGCGTGAGCTTCGTCAGGGAAAAGAATCTCTACAGGACCGTGAGGGCCACGATTGACTTTGAGCGTTCGTTGGATTACAGAGAGCTCCTGCTCGAAAGGTTTTGGTACTTCAACTGGTGCCTCGACAGGTGCTTCACGCGCCTTAATAGGCTCAACAATCTCAATAGGCCCTGTCGCACCAAGCTCGCCGGGCTTGACGACTTCTGTTGGCCTCGGCTCTTCACGGAGCCATTTCGCACCCTCCAGAGCTTGTGCCGCCTCTTCTTTGAGGATCTCTTCTGCACGACGCATTGCTAGGTCAATCGCATCACGAAGTTGCATAAGATATGAGGCGCGTTCCTCACCAACAATGGCGGCACTCTTGAGCGGCCCCTCAGGAGGCTTTATGGGGGCCGCAGCGCCCCCCTGCGGAGTTTTCCCGACCTCGGTAGGGTGTAACTCCTCGGCAATGCGTCCAAGGCGTTCTGCCATTGCTTCTGCCGAGATGGTCTGTTGTGTGGTCGGTACAACTCTCATTGACTCTGTTGCACCTTGAACCTTTAGCGGTTCGGGTAGTGGCGGTTCTGCCGCACTACGACGACCCCGCATAGTTTTTGTAACCAACCCTGGAGCCGCAAACATTACGGCTATCTCAAACAACTCGCCGTAGGTCATGGGCTCGTACAATTGTCGGACTATTTCTTCGCGCGCCGCATTTTCTTCGGGTGCCAGGTCCACAGGATTGGAAAAGAGTAGTTTTCGCATTTGTGGATCTAACCCGAAACTCGGCGCGCCAAGAGCTGTCCGCGCACCAACAGCGACCTCACTAGGCAGGGCAACAGCTTTTTCAAGTCCGGGAGTGTATCGTTCCATTGCACGTTTCGCGGCTGCGCCGATACCCATTGGGAGGGCCATCATCAAAGTAAGACCACCGAGCATTACCTCACCAGCGCCCGAAAGTGATTCAGTACCTGATCGTACAGGATCGGTCGTACTTTGGGCGACACGCATAAGGCCCTGCGTGAAATGCTTAAAAGCCGCACCGCCCAACTCCCCAGCTGTCTTCACGCCAGTACTAATGACACCCGGCTTCTCAGTCAGGGCTTCACCCGCTGAAGGTTTTGTCGGTAACGCTTCTGTGACAGGATACGGATCTGGCGTATTCAGAAAATCGTCTATCTCTTTTTTCTGAACAACCCGAAGCCATGTGCGGTATTCTAGCTCACCCATTATTGCCCCCTACCCTTGGTCTCAGGCGATTTCTTCCCCTCAACAGCATTACGAATAGTCATCAAACGGGTTCGCTCATCACGTATTTTATAGAGTTCTCGGAGCATAAGCGCCTTACGCTCGTATTCGGTGGGACTCATCGTACTTTGAGCGGCCTTCAAACTTGCAATATCTTTGATTGGGCCAAGCAACTCCTCGCGCATACGCACACGAGACTCAGCACGCGTCTCTACTTGTACAATGTACTTCGGCAGCAACTCTCGTTCCAGAGCCACCGCGTCCTCTGCACCCCCATAGGAACGTTCACGAGAGATGAATTCTTGTCGATATTGCACCAGAGCCTCTGATGCGATCGAGTCAAGATCGAGAATGCCCACCGTCTTGAACGCGATATTTGCGTTCTCGAGAACAGCGCCGCTTCGTGCGCGAACAAGTTCACGCTCCCGTGTGGCCTGTTCGTTTTCCTCGGTGCGACGCTCTGTTCGAGCTTGGTCAATTTTTGCTCGAAGATACGGTGCGTGCGTACCATAGAAATCATAACCAACCAAGCCCCGCGCGAACAACGAGGTCAAACGATCCAAGGCTTTTCGTGGGTCTTCTCGTGGGTCTGTCACGTATGGTAGAAAACGTGCCTCGACATTAGGATCGCCACCCTTGATGCCTAAAGTCTGATTTCTCAGAGCCACCCCGTATGCCGCAAGCTTCTCACCCGTAAAGGCATAACGATATTCCTCGATCCATTCCTGTGTGAGTGTACGTTTGGCAATGTGAGCCTCAGTCTCACGCTCGATGCTCTCCACCCACACTTTAGTTGCTTTATCAAGCTCCGCTTGAGCCTTAACAAGACGTGCATCACGTTCACGCGCCGTACGGTCCATAATTGCTGCGCGTTTTACCGGATCAACTGCGGTAAATGCACCTTGTGCGTCAAGCTCAAAGAGTTTATCAGGATTAGTAGTCCTGAGAACTTCCATTTGGTCTAGTGCACTTTTCTCCCGATAACGTTCACGCTCTTTTTGGGCCTCTACTGGATCAAGAATGCCATCTTTCTCGGCAGTATCCACCAACCCTTTGTACATCTTGTCCCATTCTTCGCGTTCTTCAGGCGACTCTTCAAGCGCCGCGGCGCGACTGATCGCGTCACGAGACTCATAAAGTGCCGCCATTTGTTTCTTGATCATGTGCTCAAGGCCCCCGGCATGAACTTTGTAGATTGTAGTCGGGAGATTCCTTGAAATGTGTTGACGAACAGCAGCCGAGACCTCTGTGTTTTTGGCTTGTGTTAACAACGTACTCTCAAAGTTCTTGATCTTTTTCGAGAATTCCTTGCTCCACTCGAGGGGGTCTTCGACAGAGGTCCGAACCTCTGCCGAAAACTCTTGGACCCTCCCCTCATACTGACCAATAAGGTCAGCCGTATCGAGTTTGTTTTGTAGATCTCGAAGTCGTTGTCCGATCTGAGTTAACTGTTCACCAAAACGGCCAAAGCGCACACCCACCTGAGCCGCACCAGAATAATCTGGAACAGGCACGCGTTGAGGTAGACGTAGAACACCCGCAGGGCGTTCGGTGGAGATCGTCGGCACTTGCGGCATTGTTATGTCCCTGGCCACATTGTTAGAGATTTTGGCTTCTTATACTGAGCCCAACCAGACAGAATTGAGCCCCCCATCTCGGCAAGACCACCAGTAAGGGCCAGNTTCTTTTGGCCACCCGCGTANCTTGCGCTCAGTCGAGCCAAACGNGCCTCATGTAGTTTGCCCGTAGCACCTATTGCGCCTGTTCGACGAATATTGAGGGCCTCGAGCTCCGCTTCTCGTACACTATCCAATTCCAGCATGAGAGGGCTACCGCTACTGGGGTCAAGTCCTGTTGCGGCCATGATCGCACTTTGTTTACCTAATAGAGCTGCAACGCGCTTTCTGTACTGTCGTTCCTCGTAAGCAGCGCTCTGTCGAAGCGATTCAGCTTCTTGTTCACGATATTGCGCCTCAGCTCGCGCGGCAGCTTGCTGTGCCTGAGCCTGACGATAAGCCGCGAGCGTTGAAATTGCCGTGCCAATGACACCAACAATGAGCCCTGCGATCATGAAGCCCATGTCATACTCCTACAGGACCGACATAAAGAATATCGTCGCCGATAGATACACAAACATGAGCACCCGCGGCGAGTAAGATTCTCTCCATTGCTTTGTTATCTTTATGCGCTGTCCCCATAAAGATACGCGTACCAACATCACGGGCTATGACAAGGCGCGCTGTGTGCAAACTTGTCGCAATACCGTATCTACGGTATTCCGGATGCACACAAAGGTCTTCGCCATAGAGTGTAGGACCATGTCCCGCTATGACGACAATCGTGAACGATGTGAAGCCAACGATACGTGTATCAACACACGCCACAAGTGTGGGATGTGCGAAGTACCAACCTTCGGGCTGTGCGTATTTATTAGGATGACAGTGTTCAAATAGTTCACGTACTTGCTTTTCATCTTCCCCCAACATCGGACGAAGATCGGTTAGCCTCATTTGATTAACTCAAAACGTACCACATCACGTTTGTCCTGTGTGTATGCCCGCGCAAGCCCATTTTCCCGAGCAAAACCCAGAGTTCTAATCCATCGTAGGTTGCGTGCGTCATCTGCAAGAACGACAGCCTCGACTCTGCGCAAGTTACAACTACGCATAACGTCGCTGAGTGCCGCGCGAACCATTTTGGTCATCCAAATACCAAAATGATCGATCTCTTTTGAGAGAACCATCCACGCGATGCCTACACCAGGCCACAACAATGTGACACCCGCACAACCAAGAACTGTGTCATCAATCATGCCTGTGAAGGCTGGCCCGCCGCGTTCTCGAGCAACCCCAAGCTCTATATCGCAGAGCATCACAAGATCTCGGTCAACAAAATCCAATAGATGCTCAGCCTTAAATGGTATAAGCCGTGGGGTCATCGCCTATCTCGATAAATGATGTTCGGCGCCTGTTGCTCCCCGATAACATTGAGAGAGCGCAACTTTATACTCAACAACAATTGCTGAGCATCAGCATCAAGTCGATTAAACAAGATTGGGAGCATCAAACGTTGCTCATCGTCTGGAAGGGCACGACTAAATGTCTGTAGGCGTAGCTCATTTCCAAAACGCACCTGGAACGCCGCGAGTGCTTGCCGGTCTTGAGCAATACGACTGCTAATAGCTATTTGGCTTTCTCGTGCCCAAGTCCACTCTTGTAGGTTTCGCCACACAAGCCAGGTCTGAAAAAACAGGAGAGCAAAAATGACAGACACAAATGCGTGGCTCCACTTAACGGGAGGAACGTGAAAACGTGAGTCGTTTGTATTGTTCAATCACTCTCCCCCATTTGGCATTTTGTAACCAACCACGTCGACATCAATTGCGTTAGATGTCGCTTTGATAAAGAAGAACTCTTGCGCGACGTTGGGGAGGTTTAGAGCGTAATTGTAATCCCCAACATTGCCGCTTGTCACACCGCGCGTCCAATCTACACCCGTGACCAAACGGAACTTTTCGTTTGAGTACGCCGTCTTATATACGAATAGCGTATATCCAAGAGCATTAGGCGGTACCTGGGTAGAGACAGAGACTGTCTGTTCAGTTGTAGCCGTTGAGGCGTTTACAACGTTGATTATCGTTTGGTAGTAAGCATGCGCGCCTCTCCAGTATGTCTTAACAAGCACAGGCGTTGCGTTGTACCTTACCGCACCAGCATAAGCCCAGTGTGTATAACCACTTGGAAGTGTAGGACCCGTTGGTGGTGCCGTCAAACTAGAGAGTGTGCCAAGCGTAGTGCCATTCCAGATGAAGTAAAAATGAATCCATGATCCTGCAGAAAAAGCCGCAGCCTGGTCACGACCATCCGGCGAACCAGCACTTACAGTGACGTCATTTGTGAGCGTTCCTGTATTCGATTTGACAACCGTAGTATTGTCGCTTACCTTTCTCAGCACCACAAGATCGGCCGAGTAACCAAACTTTGTGTTTGGTGTTACAGCATCGTTTTGACCTACAAGGTTGCGAACACCATAAGCACCGACAGGTGTCGCAGCCGCGGGAGCACCCCACTTTACACCTGCTAACTCACCTGAGTCAGCTGTAAGAACTTGACCATTTGTGCCCACGCCCAGGCGTGCGGGAGTTGAGGCAGCAGTAGCCGCGATGAGATCTCCCTTTGTTGTCAAAAGCGCATCTAGAATAGCCTCAGCGTTCGACGGTACATCAAGATTTGTACGGGCATTTGCTGCTGTGGCCGCAGCGGTGCCACCGTTTGCAATTGATAGAGGAAGCGAGACCGCTCCAGGCACAAAAACAGCCGGATCGATGTTTTCAAGCTCCGTTGTTGTTTTCCAACTGAGAACTTTCCCCACAACCCCATCAGGCAAAATAGGATTTGTGAGAAGCGATTTCTTTGCGAACGCAAGGCTTCGCCTTGAAATCTCGCGCANNTGTTGAACCACCATNGCGACTTTGTTGAGATCCTTCTCAAGTCGTTTTGCCGGAAAGTCCTCGTTAGCTTGATAAACACTCTCTTGCGAGAAGGGTTGCTTTCGCAAGAGACAAATCTTGACCCCTGTAGCAGGCGCAGGTGAAATGAGCACGTAACCACCAACCTCATCGTCCACACCGTATACGGTATAGTCCGTATCGAGAGTGAGTGCTACACCATCTTTCAAAACCTCGATGTGTCCTTTGTTGGTGATGGCAAAAGTGTAAACAAAGTGATCTGTACTAGCATCACCAACATAATCGTTACGCGCAGCGACATCTGAAACTATCATCACGGCCTCCTAGTCATGATCACCCGTAGACAACGTACCGAACAACGCCAGAAGTGTCATCGGGTACGGTTCGATTTGTTCAACTGTAATCCGTCCCTCAGTACCCCACGCTTGGCCCGTAACCTTTCGATCACCAGTGAACAATTCCAAAGCGTCTAGGTCCGACCCAGGATATTGAATAAGTTCACCATTGACACGACCACCAATCGTATTACGAAGACGTGCCCATAGTGTGTCCCAACTACGAGGAAGACCTTCAATAACAGCACCTTCAAAAGCTGGGCGCATTGTGGTAGCTTTACTGTCATAGTGAAGACCAACCTCTACACGACAGTAGTCCGCGTCTAATGTAATCGTTCCAGAGGTCACAGTAAACGTGCCCCTGTATGCACCATCAGCAACAACATCGACAATCTCGCCCTCAAGATGCTCAAGTCCCGTGACCTGGTTTGATGGTTGTGCGTTAATACGCACAACAGCGCAGTCTGTTTGAAGGGAGCGCCAAGAACGACCAAGGTCAAGACTATCTTCAAAGTATTCAATGTATCGTTGCACAGAACTTTGAACTGTGCGTTTTACGATAGCCCACACTTGATCAGGCCCTCCACCAGCTCGCGGTATAATAGCAACAGCCTCGAACAGACCATCAGTTATGATACGGGTAAAACCTATGACTTTTTCGTGCACAAAGAATGTAAGCGCGATGAGTTGACCATCCTCACGTACGAGGTAGACTCGTGGATCAGGGCGCGTCGAATAAGCGATTGATCCAAGTTTAATACCGCGAGCAGATGCGCTTAAAACTGGATCACAGGGACCTGCTGGTGGGGAAGCGTCGCGGAAAAAGTAGTATGGGTCAGCGTACAACTTTCCCGGGATGTCACTAGTAGCGGGTAGAAACTCGTTGAGTTCGTACCAATACTCAAAGTCCGATGTCGCTGCGTTCGGATGCCCAACGAGTCCGAGAGTATCTGGCGCGTCACCAGGGCTTAACGGATTGTCGTGTGTCGCTTTGCTTGCAATGAGCACCCCATTGTCCCAGATGCGAATGCCCACAGTGGGATCTGTTCCCGTGCCATCACTCCATGACACCACAATGGCATGCCAGATATCCATTAAGCTTGTGGTCGCATTGCCGTCAAGCGAATCGGCACCCGTAGTCGGCGGCGACGTTCGCGGCCCAAAATTGACGGCGATTACCGGATCGGTGGTGATGCCATCCTCTGCTGATGCTTGAATGGTGAATTGCGCTAAACCTGCACGAGCATTGTAGAATGCAGTCCGGCCATCGCTTCCACCTGCTGGCCCCGTAAATCGCTGCGCCCATGCGATCGTCCGACGGTGCGGGTCCATGGTCGCTAGCACAGTGGATGGTAGGCCCACGCCGCGCGCGCCATCCACCCCACCTCCATTCATGTTAATGCCCCATGACTGCCATGTGGTGGCCCCAAACGTTCCCGGAACAAACGTATTAATGTCTCCAGGAAGCCGACTGACATATTCAAGAGTCGTAACAGGATCTTCGCCTTGGATCAATGGGCAGCATCCGACGAGAGACGCAGGTGCGAGTGCCCAGTTTATTAGCTTTTTTGGTACGGGTTTCGGTTGCAACGTGTAGGGCACACTATTCTCCTGTTATGTGATCAGCTATGCCTGTAACTTCGATTGCTTTGTAACTATCTTCGGCAAAATCAAAGGCCAATGCGAAGATTTTTCGGCGGCTCCTATCTATAAATAGAAGTCTGTCACTAGTAACTATAGGCTGAATAGGCGCGCTCCCCTCAGAGGAAACTTTCCTAATTGCAGGAACGATATCTCCCCCAAAAGGTTCACCTGTCTTTCCACTGTCTGCCTTGAACTCCGCACCGGCTGTACCAAGAAACAAACCACCATGATCTGCGATCCATTCAACGCGATTCACCCGGCGCGCGGCGATTGTATACTCAATCGCGTTATCAGCTTTTGTACCGATTGCGTAATTATCAAAATCATCAGAAGCAGACATCCAGAAGGTTGTGGGTTGTTTTTTTGTCGATGCTTGGGTAAGACGTCCTTGCGAGAATTCACCTGTCCGAGGGTAACCATTCGCAAGACTCCACGAGATCTCTTCAAGTGTCCACGCACCTGCGGGTGATGCAGCAGGATTTGCGTCCGTTACGGACATTACACTCTGGATGGTTCCCTTGAGTTGTGTAACAGAGTCAAACGTGGTAATCTTCACAAGACCACCATAGATTATCACGTATTTATTAACGTCTACAGAACGAAATGCTGGCTTGTCAGCCACAAGCGTCACTTGTGCACCTACAGGCTCTTTTTTGTCAGGATCAAGCGCCGCTTGTGGTGAGAGACGTAACAACCAACCAGACAATGCGCCAGACGTGAACGCATCTANAATGTCTGCTCGCACATGGTCATTTGGTGATGCAGTATCCCCNGCACTNGCGCCAAATGCGGTGATGANNGCACGCGCCGCGCCGTGTATAATAATACGACCAACATCACCCTCCAAAAATACGGCAGCAGACGCGGTGAATATCACACCATTGCCGGTCAATGTCGCGGGCGTGATCGTAGCAGCGCCCGACACATCAGTATCAGCCTCAAACGAGGGAGGCGTCTGATAGCTAATTGGGCTTAATGACCAATTAGTGTCTGAGACGCGACTCAGACGTTGCTGTGGGTGGTCAGGATGAAATAGAAAAAGAACATCAGCCGATTGTGTATAATGAATGTTGCGCAGATCGGCCGCAGCGTATGGATTAGTAACCTCAACAGGAACCTCACTTCCCGCATAGGTAAGACGTTGACCATTCTTGTAGAAACGACAGTAACCCACGCCCACCTCGATAACAAAAGCATCATCGACACTAAATTCAAACGGAATCAGGATCGTATCTTGTGAGGAATTTTTTACCTCTGCAACAAAACGAGTACCGGGACGTCTGGTGATTCCACCTTGGCGAAGCAATAGCCAATTCTCAAGAGTTTGGCAACCCTCGAAATAGGCAGCAAGATCAGGACGACCCTCAAGGTTTGGTGAAAGTTCACCTTTAGAGAAGTTCGTGAGGATGCGGCGCGGCTTCGCCATGTCAACGTCCCCACATCAAATCGTCTACTATGAAAGGTGTGACAAGCGACTCTTGGCCGTCCACAGCGAGTGCGAGAGGCAAAAGCACACGCGTTGCTTCTATGAGCAATGCTTGAGAGAGTTTCGCATCTTTCGAGATCGCCGATGCGAGTTTGCTCGCGAGCCATGCGGCGATAGTCTGATAGAAGATAGCATCCCAAAGATTGGGGTCCGTAACATCTTGAACGTAGACAATCTTCACTTCTCCATCGTTTGACAAGAGTTTACGGCCCTCAACCTTGAACATTCTCCACAGATAGGTGAGTTCCACTGTAGAAGTATCAAGATTGATACCGTTGTATTCTTTCATTTTCAACAGATCCGCAGGGAGTGTGTACGAGAAAGTGTACTCAAAAACAGGACCAACAGCATCTTGTGCGAGCTGCACACGCGCCTCAGCGAAGTTCCAGTGGTGAGATCTCAACAAACCTCGACGCAAGGCCGGGTAAAACGTTTGACAATGATTCGCATTTATCGAACCATCATCAATAGCCGTGATACGGGCTGCACCGATCTGGCCAAGTGCGTCATTTAACAAATCAGTCTGACTAGGCATCTTGCGCCTCCAGCAAGGCACGAACTCTATCAATAGCTTCGACAGTTTTCGGACTTGTTACCCACGCCTCAAAGAGTGCTTGATCTATTGCCCCATAGGCTTGTCCACGATATATGCGTTCATAAGTTAAATCTCGTGGGGCTTTCCCATTTGAAAAATGCATCTCTTCAATTACAATGTCTGGTCTGTAGCGCATTATGTGAAGCTCACGATCTAGGTGCTCCCAGACATTGTCAACATAGAGATGGATGAAGCCAGGGGGAATCCAAAAGCCAAGAGCACGAAGAAGGTCGCCACCAAGTGCGCCAAAGGACCAACGGCCCGCGCCGTGCAGTAAATCGTTAGAGCAAGAAACATACCAGCGACCAGCAGTTCTTTCAAGCTCCACATCCCAATTGGGTGTACGGGGAATACCATCATCACAGATGAAGCCGTAAAAAGGCTCACGTGGGAATGTGGCAAAAATCCAACGCAGCACGCCAGCAAACTCCAAATGCTCGCCCGTTGCGGCGACATTCACATTAGGTGGTAAGGTTAGGTTGGGGTAGTCTGTGCGTTTTCCATCAATAACTACCATACCCGGACTTGTCATGTTTGTCATGACACACGCGTCAATTAAGCGTTGTAACCAAACAGGACGTTTTCTCGTAGGAAAAAACCACATTTCTAATAAGAAAGGACGTTCTCCCACACACGATGCAGATGATCATGTGGGGGCAGATCATGAGGTTTGGGGACTCCGTGAAAACACACAATACTTGCATCAACAGGAACACCCTCCTGACAATGAACCTTGTAACTTACGATTTTGCCGGGAACAATGTCCTGCCATAGAGTCACGTGTTGGGGCCACAACATTGTCTTGATCCAGTCTTGATCCCCCTGATATGCACGCATAACATTGACAGAGTCGTCGAGAAAACAAGACCAAACGCGTTGACCAAAACCAGGTGCGATAGACATAATCGCAGAACCGTATCCTGTAGGCACATAGAAGTCGCGAAGGATGGCGAAAGATCCGTTGTATTCTAACAAGAAGTCGGCATTACCAACAATGATGGTGTCGAGATCAAGAAAGACAACACGTTCACCGACAAGCGCCGCGTGTGGTTTGAATAGCACGAGTTTCGCCCACCACCCGGGAAGATTCGTCTCGATAGGAACAGTTTCACACTGGTCAATTCCTTGAGGGTCATCCGTCAAGCAGAGAAATCTCATAGGGATGGTCGTGTAATGTGAGATCATCACTGCGAGACGATTCACATATTCTGGTCCGTACTTTGTGCCTACTTTGATACAGGCAATGATCATACCTTCCTCACACGCACGCGAGGCACCTCAGTTGGTGCCTCACGAACAGGAACGACATTTGCGGGGCCAACAAACTCTCTTACGGGAACTACCCCAGCCTCGTTTGTCAAGACTGTCTCAACTGGCACGACATTTGGAATAACTCCAAGAACGTAACGAACAGGAACAGTACCAAAGGGCGCTAGAACAGAAGTTCCCCACGAATCGCCCCAACTTATGCTCCAACTCCCGCCCCATGGATCAGCCATTTACGGTCCCCAAGGATCAGCACCCGTACCAGAACCAGTGACCACTATTGCATTAACAGCGACCACATCTGCCTTCATGTTACCACCTGTGGTGAGTGCTGCCGGAATGCGCCCGTCCAGAGTAGTTCCAGTATCGACGAGAATGGCGGCAGTGTCGCTTTTGATCGCTACGATGTCCGCCGACACAGACGCTCCGGCAGGCGCTCCCAGCCGAGCGAAACTGTCCCCGGTCTGCGTAGTTCCGATTACCCAATCGGCGAATTTCTTCCCGATACTTCCGGCTGCCGTGAGTGCAGAGGTGAGCGCGTCCCAGATGGCTTGCACGGCGGATGCGGCAAGCGTGACTCCAGCCGTCACGCTTCCTACTGCTCCGGTGACGGATCCCACGCTGCCAGAGAGATTGCCTGTAATGTTACCGACAATATCCATAGTCTGGTTGGGCAAGTTGATGTTTGTCAGCCCAGCCCCTGCCACGCCGATCTCGACGGTATCTGTCTCCACATCGGTCGCGGTCTTGACGCTTGTGCCAGAGAGCCCCACAACAGTTGTTGGAGACCCCACATTCGCCCAGTCCAGTCCTCCTTCGCCGCCTGCACTCACATCGAGTGTGCGGCCAGCCACAGTCGGGCGCAAAGGGGATTGCGCTTCGAGGCTGAACTCGGCCACCACCTCACCGACCACGGACACGCTGTCAACCGTCCCCGTCGTGATGACGAGCGCGTAGTTGCTTCCCGCGGCATAGCCGTTGGCGCTCGTCGCCACCACGCGCACGTTGTTCAGTCCAGTCACGCCGTCAAAGTCAACCGTTAAGGTGATGCCGGCGGTGATCTGCGTGAGCGAATTGCCCACATATGCGGAAATGACCGGCGTGCCCGCAAGTGTGAATGGCGCCCCCGTGGAGAAGCGGCGCGTCGTGAACTTCACATCGAAGGTCGTCTCGAGGGCATAGTCTCTCATTTAAGCTCCCAACCCTCGGGCTTTCCCCACGAGCCCACCGCCTCGACCGGCGAGGGACCAGATACGACCGGCGGCAGCTGGCGTCCAGATCGTCGCCTGCGCGCCCCGCCGCGTCCAGAGATAGGGCGCGTTCACGCCCACCGTCGTCCCCGTCACCGTGCCGTTGCTTCCGTTCCCGCTGTGATCGCGGCAGGTCGCCGCGGCCGATTCCGTCAAGGGCCAGTAGCCCTTGAGGTTGATGACCGTTCCCGCTGCCGTGGCGAAGCGGTGGAATGGGGCGTAGGGGCGGAGGCGAAGAGCGTCGAGTTGGGCGAGACTGAGGGCGTTGTCCCACACGCTGGGATGCTCAATCGGGCCGTTGAAGGTGCGGTCTGCGGCACCTCGGTTGCCGATGAAGCCCTCAAGGGCAGCGTCGCTGCCTTGTGTCCCTGAACCCAGGTTTGTACTGGCGTAACTGACCTCTGCAACAGGAGTCGAGAGGGTCCCTCGGTAGAGTTTCGGTGCATTCGTTCCGACCGTCCCGACCCACGTTCCTGCGACGAACTGCCACACGTTTAAGACGATCGTGTTAGCGACGGCAGTGGCCTGGGCCTCTCCCGTCGCTCCAATGACCAAGAGTATGGACGCCAGGGGGGCCGCATCATTTTTTAGATAGAAGAACCACCCTGCCGTCCTGAACGTCCCCTTGTCCCAGATACGCCCATAATTCCCTTCGCCCCATCCCGTCGGATAGATCCACGCAGCAACGGTGCGCGGGCCGTCCACCCCACCGATATCATCAAGCGCGGCCGGCGAGCCGAGGTTGATGAGGTCGGTGGTGCCGTTGAAGTCCCGGCTCATGGTTTCGTCCGCACGATGAGCGTCTCTCGATCCGCCGCTCCCCCGAATCCCTCGTCATGGTGGCTCAGGTGGGCGCTGATGTAGGAGCCCGAGAGCACCTTGTCCGACCCCACTGCTGTCTCCATCGCGTCCTTGAGCGCGTCACGGATGGCGTCGCGGTCCACCAGACGGTTAAGGCGCACGTCCCCGTAGACGACCCAGGCGCCAAATTCCGCATCGAAGAACCGCCGGAGCGTCTGCGGGAGGTCGAAGACGTCCTTCCCATCAAGGAACGTCGTCGCCTTCGTCAGCGCCACGTCCGCCTGGGCCTGCGTGGCGAAGCGAAGCGAGAGTTTCACGCGGGGCTTCAAATGACAATCTCCATCGTCACGTCCATGAGGCCCATGTCCCCGCCGCCCGTGTCGCTCGCGTGGTCGGCATCCCGTCCGACGAAGAGGACGACATCATCTCCTGCCGCGACGCCATTCAATGCGGTCGCGCTCAGCGCCAGCGATGCGGCAACGCTGATACCGGCCGCTTGGTTGTTGGCAAGGGCAATCGTCACGGTGTCGGGCACCGGGAACACCTTTGCGAGCACATCCTCACCGGGCGTGATGGCCGCCAGGCATGCCTTCAGAACGAAGTTGTTGGTTCCAGACTGGAGGCTGACGTTGTAGACGATGATCTTGAGCGTGCCGCCCGAGACGTAGCTCTCGGGCATGCGGAACGAGGCAAAGAAAATGTGTTCATCGGTCGTCGGGTCGAAGAGCCAGACCAGCCGCGTGACCTTGGGGCCATTCGCGGGCGGCGTGCCCGTCGAAACGACCATGGACCCTTGGGCCGGGTTGTTCCCCGAGCCCGTCCCATCGGCGGGGATCGCCCCCGCCAGGTCGAAGAGGATTGTGCCGGTGGCCATTTTATTTCAATGCCTTAGCAATCAAATTTATCTGTTCTCTCAGGCCCAACAAACGCTGAACTTCACCAGCAGACGCTTCAGCTGCTTTCTGTTTTTGTTCGTTTAATGCCAAAATATCATTCTCAAGACCTTCCTTCAGACTCTCCAACGCCGCAACATCTTGCCGTGCCTGTGAGATCAGTCCGATTACAGGAGTAAGTTTATCCACGACGTGGTTAAAGCCCAAGAAAGCGTCTCGAAGGCCCCTAACTTGATGCAGTACACTCAGAGCTTCTTGCTCGGTCATTTCGCTCATGGGCTTCTCCTATGTTGTCGCATCGTCAGTGATTTCAACCCACGCACCGTAATCCGGGTTTGTAGGCGACATCTTGCGCTGAACACGTACCGCAAGCGTACCATCATTTTTCCGGCACGCGTGTGCGTTGGTCCAGGTTCCATCAGCCACCTTCGCTACTGCCCGAGTTTCACACGCAGCAAATGTCGCAAAGGCCGCCATCTGACACCTCCTTCAGCAGGTGAAGCTACAGACTCCCAAAGAAATCACGAGTCCATCCACTCAAACTTCTCACCTTGATTTTGAAGTCGGGAAGGCGTTGCATCTCGTGTATGAGTTGCTCACGAACGCCTTTATCACTACCAGCAGAGCCCGCGCCGTACTCAAAATCGGCACGTGCCTCAGCCTCGAAAAATCGTCGCGTACGATTTCCAGGGCATCCACAGAGGATTATGAGCGAGGCGCCCATAATGTGGGCAATTTGCATTGCAAAGTAGCCCGAAACAGCAAACAACGGAGTAAGCCCGGTCCACACATGATCGATGAAAGATCGTCGATCGATCGCATGATATTGTGTCTTCTCCGCCGCGTGTGGGTGGAGCCATCGAACAGCTTTCCACGCTCCAAGATTGTCAGTGTGAAGAGAGACCCAGTGATCAAGGCGATCAAGGTACATGCCAATGTCGTTGACGCCGAACACAACCGCATTGGGATATTTTATCAATGCGAAGCGCGCTTCATCAAAGACGCCATCGGCGTTACCACAAACTATAGCGGGACGGTCTTGTAGAGTACCCACAAGGTCTCCGACAAGACCGCCCCCACTATAGCCAGCAGCCTCCCACGTGGACCCGTAGGTGCCCATAGAGGCTGCATTTCTGTTGGTCACATTACGCTCCCGGCACCACCCAGAAGACGCCCTTGAAAATCTTGCCTACGACCGGACTCGCTCCACGGTACTCCGCGAGTACAATCGTGTCTGCCGTGGGCTTGTAGTTCTGACCAGCGAAGGCCAAACCTACGTGTTTGAAGTCACTTCCTAGCGGACTCCCAGCCGCCGTGTAAAGTTCGGTTGCGATCATGTAGCGATCGTCATCACCCGAATCACCAAGCTGGAGAGTGCCGTTCGTACCGGCAGAGGCCCAAACGGCGTTGGCTGAAATCTCCAACCCAACGACCATGCAGTTCGCGGGAAGCACACAGAGATTGACGGTGTCACGCACGCCCGCGCTCGCGCCTCCTGTCTCACCAGAGACCACCGTATGTTGAAAGGGGATTGGGTAGGCACGCCCACCAACATCGCGAGCGTCTCCCAGGTATTTATTCACGTGTAGCTTCGTGTAAAGCGTCGAGTTCCGATTTGTGACTGTCATTGCCTATCCTCCTGGGGCTGTTAGCCCCAGTTAACTATTAGTTTTCCAACGCGTCTACTTGAACGACGCCACCTTCCCAGACACGAACGGCGGCCTGCATCATCACGCTACGGACCTGAATAGAATTGTTCAGATCAGGCCGCTCGTTGATCTTGGTCTGAATGTCACGACCGATCGCGAGACCCGCCGCACTACGGCAGAAAGCGACGCACGATCGTGTTGTGCTCGCCAACGCCAACATGCGCTGGAGCACACTCACAGAAGGGTCCATGACATCTGCGATCTCGATCCAGTTGAAGCCTTCCCAGGCAACGCCATTGATAGTGCCACGATCATGGATCTGGTTCTTGGTGAAGTCGCTCGATGACGCCTGAGTGATGGCGAGAATGTCACGAAGCTGCCCGGGCGAGTAAAGCATGATACGCTCGCCCGCGCCGTTTGGCGCACCGGCCTTGCTGAGCAACTCGTTCGCATTGATGATGCGCGCGAGGTCCATCGCTGTTGCGGCGCCGATCTTACGGGCCGAAGGCAGAGCCTGCGACCCGTAGGTGACAACACCACTACCACTTGTCACGGCAGCGGTTGTTGCAGATCCTGTGAGGGCGTCGATGATGTGCTTATCAGCACGACGTCCAAGGGCATACACGATCGTGTTCGTGTAGCCATTCTGTGGGTTCACCATGCTCCGCAGTGTGTGCTCATCCGACACGAGTACAGCAGCGTCTGAACTCTGTAGGGTGACCGCCCTACGAGAGTGCTCGGGATTGAGGATCTTGGTCTGCCCAAATGGACTGATCACATCGTTGGCAATGACGTTGCCCAGACGCTCGAAGTGGTCGATCGCTGCGTTCACATCTCGATGCACCATACCAGGGTCGATGAGATTCTCTAGGAGAGAACCCCTCTGCTGGTAAGTGAGCAGAAGCTGATCGTGAAACCTGTAAACCCATGCTTGGTCAACTGTTACGGGCATTGTTCGTATCCTCCGCCTTTTCGATCATGTGAAGGCGGTGGGCTGTCCGCACATTGCGGACCCAACCTTGCGCGTACGCCGCGCCTTGCGACAGCAAACAGAGCCGGACCTGCTGTACGGCTTCCCGACTCCTCATTTCCCTCTTCGCACTTCTCGCTCGTACTTTCGCACTACTTCGTAAGGCATACCTACGATACGAGCGATCTCGTCGGTAGAGCGTCCCTCGCGCGCGAGGTTTTTGATAGCCTCGACAATGCGAGGATGCTCAACATCCACGCCTTGATATTCACTCATCTGTGTGCCCCTGTGATCTTGCCCGCATTGACGCTCGCGTAAAAAACGGACTTCGCTTTCTTCTCACTTCCGTACTCTTTCATCATGCTCGCGAGAATTGTCTTACCCTTTTTTGTAAGTGGCATGTCACACCTCCACCTTGGCATCACCATATGCCTTTTTGTACAACCCCTCCACGTACTCAAGGGTGGCCTTATCGCGTTGCCAGTAGAGCTTGTTACGAGGGTTCTGAGGATTGGACATAATGTCTGCAACTTCCTTGCGAACATCCTCACCAGAGAGTGCGCCACCACTAGAACTACCAGCAAGCACACTTGAATCTTGTGCGGCGAAAGGTGCGAGTCGCATGAGTACCGACAGAAAACCAGGATGGTTTCCAAGACCCGTTTCCTCGAAGAACGCAAGTTCTTCGGGCGTTTTGAAGATAGCACTCGTAAGTCGCTTTGCGAGTTCAGCACGTTCCTCGAATTTATCTCCGTGCTCGGTACGAAGAGTCTTCATACCCTCCTCAACAGAAGTTTGGAGAGCGCGCCGCGCACCAAGAAGAGATTCAACGTGAAGTTGCATCAACTCTGGAACAGCCGCTTTCGGAACGCCGTGTTTGTGCAGTACGGTGGCGTAACGTTTTGCCCGATCGTCGTCCCACGCAAGACCATCTGGCAAGTCCGACGGTTTGACCACACCATATTCGTCGGGCGAAGCCGGTGGCGCATCTAGGAGACCTGATTTGTAAAGTGTTGGGAGGTGTGTCTTCCGCCATTCCTGGACCCCTTCGGGGCCATTGACTTTCACAGGAATGCGAGCCCCAACCTCACGATGCGCGTCATAGGCAGTTCGAACGAAGGTTGGAAAATCACGTGCCTCCTTCACAAAAGATGTCTCGCGAAGAGGCAGGGGCTTTCCATCTACTTCGACGGAAAGTGTATCAGGAAGCTGTGCGAGCAATGTTGAGTCAAGAGGCATTTGGCAGCTCCTCTACGAGCACATATTTATGCGGACGCTCGCCTAGGTCAATGTTTTCCAAGATTTCCTGCACGACAGTACGACGCGCATTGAGTACAAGAGCTGTGTTAGGATCAACACCACCGTAGGTGGTAAAATAAATGTTGTCTAGCAAATGTCGAAGCACGCGCTGTCCATCTGGGGTTGAGAACGTCGCGTGGTAAGATTTTGCTAGGTCGGTCTCAATCGTTCGAGACCACTTAGGCCCTAGCCATCTAGCGAGTGTTTTGAGCACCTTGTGCTCCTGACATCATCTTTAACATTGGTGCTGCCTTGCCCGCCGCACCCGCTACTTGTTCCATTTGAGCAAGCATGTTTTCGCGTTCATCTTGTTCCTGTCGCGCGGCGCGTAGTGCGATGATCTCACGATCATTGCGTTGCCACTTCGCGGGCACACCGCGAATGTCGAGGACGCCATCCGCCGCTTTGTCGGGGTCGAGGCGATCCAAGGTCTGGGGAAAAAGTTGCGCTAGCGGTGCGAGATCTGCAATTGCCATTGTGAGCGCCTCAACATCACCAGCGCGCTGTGCCTTGGCAATGGGATTTTGGAAGATCACATCGATCTGTCCGTCCGTTTGATATATCTCATCGGGTGGGGGACTAAAAGCCCCGGCCTGTATCTGGACGTCAAAGGTAATGTCGATTACTCGATGGAGGTACTCCCACTCCAAACGACCATACACGGGACCAAGCAATCTAAACAAGAGTTCAATCTTCTTGGCGAACTCAAAAGCCGTCATCTCACTCTTTTCAACTTGAAGGAGCTGACGGATCGCATCTACGTAGAAAATTTCACGTATGGAACGTCGGAGCTCCTCTTCATTAAGATGCGAAACCTCGGGGCGCGAGCCAGTCTCAAAGGGCATAATCGTATCGCGTATAGGAAGGCCGTGTGTGTTCATGACTGTAGGCCCGCCTGGTGTCAATTTCAACGTTCCGATCACGCTATCGCTTCGAACAAGAACAGGTGGCCTAATCTTCAGGGCCCAGTCCTCGAGCCCCATCTTTTTGGCGGTGTTAAGTGTCCAAGTATCAGGAAAGGCGAGATCGCCCCTTCCTCGACCATATACTTCACCTGGGGTCTTGTGATAACGAGGGACCGCCGCGGGAAAAGTGACATAACCACTTTCGTGAACTACGATCTTTGATTCTAGTTCAATCCAACAAGAGGCCCAAGGCATGCCCTGCGAGCCCGCGCCTTGCTCAGACACGGGTCGAGGGTAGATTGCATGGATAAACGTGTAACGCTTATCCGGTTGTGTTTTGACTGCCTCACGTAACGCCTCAGGCGTACGATCGCGCCACTGATCATATGCAACACGTGCTGTGAGGGAGAACTCTCTGAATGCTGTATCTACAAGACCATCAGGTCCCTCTGCGATCACAAAACGCCCTGTTTTTTCAGCGTGGAAATAAAATCCCCGGAACCCCCGCATGACACGGTTCACGGGTTGGGGCGCTTCCTCAGTCAAGAGAAAGCCTGTTCCAAACCCTCCGTAGTCAATTAGGGATTCTGGGCCCTCAGCGTAGAATAGTGACGCCGAGAGGCGTTTGAGAGTGCGATCGCGACACTCTTCGAGCCATTCTCTGACTTCATCAGAGGTGCCGATCTCGGGGTCACGAAGTGTATATCCAAACCAACGTTGTGAGGGATTGATGATATGACCGGCAATGAACATTGCCATTGTTTCGGCGGCCATCATGGTTGTACTATCGTACACACCTGTTGTCTGTTTGGAGCCAGGAGACCATTGTGTAGTGATACCCACACGTGAAGGGGCAATGAATGGTGCCATTGTTTCCCAACGAGCGTCAAAAGTAGAACGCTCGCTTTTCAGGCGTTGGTAACGCTTCACAATCTCTGGACCATTCACGGCCATGTCAAGAACCCATCGTATCTCGAAGCGCAGGATTCGCTTGGGAGAGAAGCTGCGTACTCAAAATAGTAGAGCGGAAGCCACGTGCAGACTTTCGACGCCGCGCCGCTTCCGCGGCGGCCTCTTGAACTGCACGGTCTTCCTCTTTGGGAGGTGGCGGTGGAGGAGGAGGTGGCGAGGGCATTTTTGGCGAACTAAACAAGCCGGCCATGTATGCCTCCTACGGTTCGCGGGTCGAATTCTGTTTCCACCTTTAACTCGCCACCCTGACCTGCGTAGAATTCAAGGGGGTCAAAGCCACCAACAACACCTGTTCGGAGAGCATCAGCACCGTGAGAATACTCGTCATGGCGAGGTTGAACACGAAACGTTTTTAACGTCTCGTCCCATTCTCGAGCATATCTCTCTAAACAAGTAATGCCCCGAGCGCATTTGATTTCGTCAAAGACGAAACGTGAGAATATCTGGCGTGTGCTATCAATGCCAGCCTGCACAGGGATCTTGCGAGCAACACCCACGCCGCGAAAACCGAGAGAACTAAACAAATCTTCAGCAGACCAACGAGCATCGTGTGGGAGAATCAATCTCCCATACATGTAGGGTTTGTGCTCACGTAGCACACGTGCGTAGTGTTGGGCACCTTTCTGATTATCTTCATGATAGTCAATGAACAGAATTTGCTGCCCTAGGCGTTGGTAGAACCACANAGCNGTTGCGTCTGTGACGCCGATATCCCAACAAGTGCCCACAGGAAGGTTAACAGTGTAAGGCACNCGCGTNATGCGATTGTCNAGGCGCGCAAGAGCGACGAGATCACCGTAGATCGTACCGTGGAGGAAGCCCTTGAAGGAACAGTAGTATTCACGTTGGATATTCTCTTCGCGCTGACCCTGTTTGCGAAGCTCCTCGATCTCCTCTCGAGAGATCACAGGGCCACCAGACTCGCCTACTGCGTCACGGCGCGTGTCATCTATTGTGAGGAGTTGCGCGAACCACTCTGGAGACTCTTTTGCATAGTTATAAAGTTTGAAGCCGTGACCTTCGTCTTTAGGTGTGTAAACGAAAGCTGCCCACCCACCGTTCTCCGCGAGAACTGGAGAAAGTGTGTCCCATGCCTCGGAGAGCATGAAAGAGTATTCACTAAAGACGATCCCGATGGGGTTGGGGCCGCGCAAGCGCTCGATTGCCTCAGTGCTATCAGCACCCATGATTTGCCACACAGATCCGTTTATCAAACGGATTTGCATCTCTGTTTCGTTACGACTATGAACGAGTTCAGGCGGGAACATAGAGAGCATCGGAACGGGGCGCTCAATACCGTTAGTATTCTCGTGGACGATATTGTCCCAGAGGTCACGTCGGCCCTGGTTGAGAGAAGGGAAGACGTGGAAATAGACACCCACGCGTTCTAGCATTTCGGTGAGGGTAATGGCAAGCCACGTACGATCCTTACCAGCTCGGCGGTGCCACACACTCACAAAACGTTTACAGCCCGCGCGGCGTGCCACGAGAGGCGCGCGCTGATAGGAACGTAGTCGGAAGTGGTCACGTGTGGTCATTCGTCGTCCGAGAATAACTCATCCTCGATCGCCACCCGACTGAGGGCGAGCGCCTCGACACATTCTTCAGCAGGTGAAGGCCCGACGGGAAGGGCGCCCTGTGTCTCCACCACGCCGACAACAATGCGAATAACACCCGTGCTCGGGTCAACCTCAAGGGCCACACCGGGCGTGCTTCGCAAGCTCTCACGTTCACGGCTATACAGACCGGCGAGAGAGAATATCTGGTCAGCCGCTTGAAGCTGAACAGCATGGTCATCTACATCACGCTTGTCAGTAACTCGCCCCCTGAAACTGAAGAACTTAGTCTCGCGCGCGTGCAGCTTTGATGCTGTGGTCTTTAGTGCCTCGTTCACGAGTTCTCGGGGAACAAGAATGCCCCGGAGCATTTCGTGACGCACCTTCTCAACAGACAAAGCCATAGGGAGATTATCCGGCAAAATCCACCTCAAGGAACCTACCTATTCCAGTTAGGAGGTGACGATCGCGTTTGAGTCCCGTACGACGAGGCCCTCCGGATTTGAGGATTATCCCCCGAATCTTTAGGCACTCAGACTCACGCAGCATCCGGCACGCGGGGTTTCCTTTACCAGTTGCTTCATGATACATTGTGTGCCAGAGTGGTGGGTCAAACTCAGAGGCGCGTCGCGAGAGAATGTGTTCGAGAACAATCTTCGAACAGGGAATGAGCTCCACTGCAACATCTAACGAGTAGAGGGGCTCAAGAGGCACGGACAAGCTCCGCTGCTGCAAGTGGCGATTTGAGAATTACCGCGAGGGCGGCAACAGGAATGCCTGTCACGGTGGCGATCTCCAGGAGCGAAGTTCCGCGCCGCGCAAGTTGCAAAACTTGAAGATGCACGCCCGGCTTCATAGTCATAATGATAGCACAGGGGGCGCGCGCGAGTCAAGAGTTATTTTTGCTTTATACCATGCGTACTTAGGGGGCGCGCCCGCAGGGCGCGGCGCTTGCGCCGACAGAAAGTCTGAAAAGGGAAAAATCCGATTTTCTGCGTGAGGTGGACGGCAATTTTCATGCCAAGTCGAGACAAAAACCCCCTGCCGGGGGTACAATTTATAGTGGCGACAAAAATTGTCATACTAGGGGTTGCGGTTGGCACGCGCCGTGCTGGCACGACATTTGCTGTGCATATGAGCATCCTTTCACAAGCGCGGCGCGCAATTTGCAAATGCAAGGGGCGTGCCAGATCGGTCGGGCGAAATGCCCATGCGCGGTGCCTTCTAAATATTTGGAATCATTGACGTATTTCGCCTAGGGCATAATGCCCGAAATGGGGCTCGGGCAGGATGCCAGGCAAGCAAAAATTGTGCCAGGATCAGCGAGTTGTAAGTATGCGATAACAAAGCATATTTTCCTGCTATACGACTGGCAGGGCGCTTGCAAGTCATCAAGGCGAAAGGGGGGCAGAAAGCCGACGGAATGGGATGGCCGACACCCAAAAGAGATAACCGACCTGGAGAAAGGCTTTGACATGGCGGATCGCAAAGTACTTCAAACTAGCGGGCTGAACGCCACCTTCGAGATTGAGGTAAAGGACCGGGATCAGAAGGTAAAGACCACCTTCGTGTTCTGCAAGGACTCCGGTAGCTTCAAGTCATACGTGGCGGCCCTGTCGGAGAGGGACTCCGAGCTCGTGTACGGGTTGGCCCTGAACATGGCCGACCTGAAGGCGCGGGCCGCAGCGCGCGAGTCCGTAGCCGCGGAGTCCACCTTCATTGTGCGCGACGGGGAGCGTCGCGACATCATGCTCCAGCCTCTCCCCAAACTGATCAGGGCGGTCAATAACGCTTTCGCCCTGGCAGCCGATGAGGATTGCAAACCCCAGGGAGCCTACATCGCGGCCCGCAAGAGGTTGCTGGCCGAGGGCAAGGCGACCGAGAAGAACGGCGAACTTCTCGCTACTGCCTAACTTGTAGTGAACGGCCCATTGCCCTCGGGGGGCGGAAGCCCTCCGGGGGTGGAGGTATGTCTAATGGACGCAGATTTTCGAGCGCGGTGCTCCCATGATGACTGTGGTTGGACATCCGGGTGGGTCTGTGGCTTTCAGGCATACGAATACGTGAAGACATGGCTAGAGGCTGATGAGTGGCATCTCGGACGCCGCTCAAAGTGTTACGGCCCGGTCGTGATCGAGAAGACGAACAATGTGTTCGCCCCAGAGCCAGTGGTAGAGCTAGTGGTAGAGCCATGCTAGTCGAACGCCAAGGTACCTACGAGTGCTTCCTTGCCACAATCGGAGCCCTTGTTGGCGAGTCCCTTGTCAACATGCGCGGGCACGCTGAGTGTCTGATCGAACAGGAGCTTAAGCAACCTTTGTCGTGGGGCGCGCTCACAAAACAGGCGGGGGAAAACGAGACGCTCCAACAAGTGTGGTGGCGGGTCGCAAAGACACTTCTCACGAGATACAATTTGCCCCTCACGCTCGCTTCTGTACCAGCCGGGGCTCCGGATAACCCGACCGAACTTCCCCCACAGGGAAAAGGTACAGTCCTAGTATCAAAACGTGGGACGGCCAACCACATCATGCCATTCGAGGATGGCTACGTGTGGGACCCTTGCGATCCTCACACGGGCGTGTCCCTAGAAAGGTGGCTCCGCGATAACCCTGGATGGGGAGTGCTTACAATCACTCTTATAGAAGATTCAAAGTCTACAGGAGCCCACAATGACTGACACGAAGCGAGAGTTCATCACCCGTTCTACAGGTGAAGAGGCTTGTTCCCTGTGCGAGCGCACCATTCCCGAAGGGGTGGTGATGCTGCACATGTTCAATCTTGACAAGGCAGCAGAATTGAACCTGTGCGTGTTCTGCATCGAACAGACAATGCGACGCATGAACAGATTTCTGATGCGGCCGCCTTCGGCGGTCGTGTAAGGCCGGTGGGTCAAGTGAAAAAGTGAGTGTACCTACCTCGCGCCGGGCGGGGGGCAGGGCCCCCAGGGATGTACACTCACTTTTTTACCCGTCTACTTGCTTCCTTTATATTTATAAAAAAAAAAAAAAAAAAAAAAAAAAAAAAAAAAAAA